CCGCGCTGAATACCTCGAACTCCATCGACTCCAGCGCCCAGCTCGTATCCGAAGCGGTCTCGTCAATCTCAACCCAGGCATAAACGCCACGCATCCCAATCGGGATCATCTGGTTTCGGCCGGGATGGAACTTGTACGTACGCTGCAACGTGCCCTTGCTCTCGGGGACGCTCGACGTATACAGGTTCACATTCACGCCGTTCTGTTCCGTTGCCGTCACCACAACGGGGTTGCGGAACCGGTAGCACATGCCCGTTCCAGTGGGGGCAAGGGGACCAATGAGAAGGTTGGTCTGTATTGTCGATCCACAATCCCCCTTTGCGTCCTTGTCCCACCGGCTCACCGTTCCGTTCGATGCACCAAACAACATCACGCGATCAGCGGGCAGGTCGCCGTCGGCTACGAGCAGTGATCGCGGCGATGTGGCCGAAGGCATCTGGTCACTCCACCATCCCTCGCCACGTTGCCAGAAGTAATGAATCGGGGACGCAGCGGCACCGATGGGGACAAAGAAGACATGCAGACCATCGTCTTCGACGTTCCAAACCAGCTCGGCGCGATACACGGTGAGGTCCACGCTCGACATACGATCGTGGATGACATCCATCGTCATATTGATCGGAACCGACCCAGGACGCATCACGAAAACGTCGCCACGCGATCCGAAGAAGTACAGGTTTCCGTTCGGATCCTTTGTCCACGATCTACCGAACGCGCCTCCCGTGATGTCCGAGACAAGCGAGAAGCCTGACGCGCGCCCCTCGTCCGCCGGATCTCCAACCATCTGCCATACCGAGTGGTCGCACAGGAAGATCAGAACGTCATCCGAGTACGGCACGAGCGCGTTCACCATGTCGGGGCACAGACCAACGCGAGCGTTGTTGCCAGAGATTGCGCGAGTGCTCGTCAACGGCACTGGAAAGCGATTCCACCCGAACGGGTTTGTCATCTCGCTCATGTGCCAGTTCGAGCGGTCGTCTTGTGCTCCTGCGAGAACCCAACGACCACGCCAGTTGCATGACAGGCGGCATCCCTTGGGTAGCGTCCCACCGTCGGCTGGTTTGACAGTGAGGCATGTATCGTTGATCGGATCAACGTACACGTAGCTGATGCCGTCCGTGTAGAAGACGTTGTTGAACAAGATCGCGCTGTCGATGTAGTCAGCTGTCGTGCTCAACTGTGGCTCGGCAAGTGTGCTCGCCCCGACGAATGCCGTTGTCGCCGCCGTGGTAAACCGGCGAATGATTCCGCCGTTGACCTGCAATAGGGATTGCGTTCGGTTCGCGCCTGCAACGGGTGTAGTCGTCACAAGCCCGACCTTCATCACGCCCGCCGTAGAGTTGGGAAGCGCACCCGTCTGAGCCGTGTTGACCCACACGTACTCGGCCCGAGCCGTGCGCGCTACCGTCGCGTCCGGCGGTCGGTTCCAGTCGTAGGCCGCCCCATACCGATACGGAGGGCTCGTCGGACAGACCACCGAGAAGGCATCCGCATGGGTGCTGTCATCGTAGCTCACCAGAAGACGCGCAACGGTCGGTGTGCCGCTCGCGTCAGCGAGGCGACCGTAGACCTTGAACAGGCTCGCCGTGCCAGCCGCGAAGGCCCAGGGCACGTACACGTTGTCGTGGTCGTCTACGTCGATCTTGATGTCCGTAGTCTGCCAGCTCGGGTAGATCGTTCCCTGGACGGAGTTGTCGGCAATGTTGCCCCCCGCACCGTTGATGTCACCGGTGCTGGATGTCGTCGTGCCGTTGCCTGCCTGCAAAACCAGCGTCGTCGCGCTCCCGCTGGCAATGGAGTAGTTACCCACCGTCACGCCCGTACCAGCCGTGATCCGCACCACATCGCCACTCGTCCACACGTAGTTCGTGAACGTGCCCGTGACCGTCAGCGTTCCGTTGGTCCAGTTTGCGCCTGTGAACGTGATCGTGTTGCCAACCAGCCACGCCTTTTTGCCGGCGGTGATCGCAATGTCATACCCCGCCTCACCCTTGCCCGCCTTGTCCTCCCAAGCCCGCAGGATTGTTCCGTCGTTCGAAGCCGCGACCGACCCGTCCCACTGTGTCGCACCTGCAAAGACAGCCGGACCGACGCTGTAGATGATTTGTCCGTCGGCAGAACACGCGACCGAGTACCCAACCCCGCCGCCACTATCGGCAGGACCAGCGGTCACGACCCACTGCAAGTCCCCTCTGGCCCCGTCCAGCTTCCACGCCACGCCCTGCGGCGAGTGCATCAGGAACGGCTCGGACCGGCCTGAGTTGTTGTAACGTGGCGGACCGTTCCACACGTTGCCCGCCGTCGGTGCGACCAGCGAGTACGGGTGCGGGTAGTTGCCGCTGTTGTTCGTCGTCGTGAACGGTGCAGCGCCACCGTATGTCGGAGCAACGTAGGCACCGCCAGCCTCGGCAGCCGCAGGGAACAGATGCGCGACGCCGTACTCGTGCGCCGCGATCCCCTCACACTTCTCCATCTCCGTCGCATTGAAGGCCGTTGTCGCGCTGTATGCGTTCGCAACCGGAGCCACCGCAGCCGTGTGGATGTTGTGCGGATAGTGCGGGTGGCTCAGTATGCCTTGTGACGCGCCCGTGTAGTCGCGCAACACCAGCATCTCGGCAACGTCACCCTTGAAACCTGGGTACGAGTTGAACGGGCCGTATCCAAGATACCCAGCGTCCAACGTCGCGCCCGCAGCCGAGCACCAACGATCGAACGGCTTGCCGTTCACGCGGATCAGCGAGTGCGCGGTCGAAGCGTTGTCAACGCCCGCATTCGTGCCACCGTCGAGCAGGATCGAGATGACCAGCGTCGCGCAGTTGTTTGCAATCCGATTCGTGCCCGCCGCCTCGCCATAGTCGAACTGGTACGGAGAAGTCCCAAGGGATCCCATGCCCACGCCCGACGCATCCATCGTGTCGAACAACGTACCGACGCCCGTTGTCGCAACCCCCGCGTTGTTGCGGTTAGCCCACAAAGACAAGTCCGCACCAACCGCACCCGTCGCCTTGTTCTGCCAGAACAACGTCTGAATCGTCGGCGTCGGGTCCTCCTGCAACCGCACCACGAACAGGCCGTAAGCCATCGCGCCCTGGTAGTTCGGCAACAGTCCCGTTGCGCCGTCTGCATATCCCGCCTTGAGAGACGCACTCACAACGGTCTGTAGCTGGTCTACGATCGCACCAAGGGTCACCGTGCCTCGGAAGTGAATCCCAGGCTTGCCATTGATCGCACTCTTCCTGAACAGCGGAACCGTAGCCGTCGATAACCCGACGCTCTTGATAAGAGCCCGGTTCTTGCCCGAACGATCAATCCATCCGTTGTTGACGGCGGCCCCGTCGTCATAGATCAGGTCGTCGCCCTTCTGCCAACGCCACACGCGACGGTCGAAGTCCGTCAGAACGTCTCGATACGTCGCATCCTTCGTGCGCCGCGTGAACTGCGGAAACCTGGGATCGACACCGCGCACGAACGGCAACGAGCACCCAACCAGCGACCCATCCGGCTTCTGAATCAGGTCGTTGATCGGATACGCAACCTCGGTTGACCACGACTGCGTAAGACCGTTAGCCAGTGCGCCGATGAACGTCGTCACGAACGCTCCCGCACGGTCAGGGTAGTTGTGCGCCGCGTACAAGAGATCGCCCTTGACGATAATCCGGCGCGTGTACGCTGGGGTCGTCTCGGTGTCTTCAGGCGCAGGCCACACCCACTTCTGCACCGGAGTCGTCGAGCCCTTCGACTGCTGGAAACGCCACATCTTCGCCGTCGACTGCGATCCACCGCTGCCAACGCCCGTGTAGATGTTGTCCTGATTGTCCACGAACAACGCCGTCAGAACGTGCTGCGGATCCGAGATCGGAACCGTGAACGTGTAGACCACTTCGCCCGCGACGTTCAGCTTGACGATCGTGCTGTTGCCGTCGATGAAGTAGAAGTTGCCCTGACGATCAAGGCACCCCTGGCGAGTCTCCTGTGACTTTGGAGTCGTCTTGGACAACAACGTCGACCCGGCGCTCGCCGTGTAGGACGCTTTCCGGCCGTCGTACGTGATCTGGTCCAGCTTTGATACCGGAGTCGCCGCGATCGGAAACGCATTGAACGTGCTCGATCCGCTACGTTTTGCCGGACGACGCCGAGAGTTCGTCTTGTCCACCGCCCGCACATTCAACGCCGCCCGCGTCGTCTGCGGCGGCTGGCCACTGAATGCTTCGTTATCGTTCAGGCCCTTGTGCGGGAACTGGATCGGAAAGTGCATCAGTTGTATCCGTAGATCACACGCACCCTCTGAGCTATACCGGTCAACGTGGCCGAAATGCCGGTCCACGGAACCTCGATACCGGCTTCACCAAACCAGACAGACTTCGCCGTGCCCAGTGTGAGAAGCGATAGCACGATATCTGTTGACGCCGTTCCAGCATGGTCCGCGATTGTCAGCGTTCCATCTGCCGACCCGTGCGACTCAATCACCACGCCATACAAGACAGAAACGCGCTTAGTAATCGCCTCGCTTGAGGCCGCCGTTGTCGTTCCGTCCGGCGTTCCGGCCTGCGGATACGTCGCTCCAGCTCCCGACGCGGCGTTGAAAGACTTGCGCGGTTGGTCACTCAGTGCCATTAGCTTCTCTCCCTTGGGGTTCGCATGAACGGAAGTACGTACATCTCACCGACAGCCCCGCCTCCGCGAACTGGGCCACCGCGATACTGCTGCGCCTGATCTACACGGCGCAACCTGTTCATTTCGTCGCTGTTGGCAAGCAAAGCGAGCCTCTGGTCAATCGTGCCCGAGTCCTCTTCGTACAGACCGCGCGTATAAGCGCGACACGCCTGGAAGAACATGCCCTCCCACTCCTGGGGAACCGGGATCACGCCGCTAGAACCAACAACCCACGATTTCTTATGCAACACGTTCACGGTGTCGGCGTTCGAGAACTCGCGGTCAAACTCGAACGTCCGATACGGAGCGCCGTTCGCATCGTCACGCCACCCCATCGCTCCAAAAGTCGGCTGTCCGCCGGAAACGGTCTCGTTCCTGAGCCCTTCCACGGCGGACAACTCGATCATACGAACGCGGTTTGAAAACTGCGGCCCGTACCACGCATCGACAATCTGGACAATCCCGTCTCCAGAGATGTCGATGTAATTCTGAGACACGGTAGCGGTCAAACCCGTGTACCGCATCGTCCAGTTCCACGCCTGAATCCCGTGAAGCCAATTGCCAACAAAGTCCGCCACCATAGGCATGGAGAACTCCACTGAAAACGCACCCGCGTCCAGTGTTTGCAGGACCATCGGCTCCAGGGATGTCAGGGTGAGTGTCATCAGCTGCGACCCGTCGGCAGAAGGTTCTGACGAATCTTCACGTAGTCGTTCGTGAACGTGCGCGTCGCCGCAGCGCCGGTCTCGATCCCGAACACCGGAGAGATTCCGGAGGTAGTAAAAGCCGCCAGAGTTGCACGTTTCACCACGCGACCGTTGACGTAGAAGATCATTCCGCCCTGACCGTCATACTCAACGCGGAACGTGACGTACTGGTTTGCCGTGAACGTGACCGCAAGGCCAGTGTCCTCGTAAACCACAGCGACAGTTGCCACCGGGATAACACTCGTCTTGTATTGGATCTGACAAGTGCCGCTAGAGACCACGAAAGCAAACCCGGTCGCCTGCGCGCTGTTCGGAGTCGTGGCACCGCTGACAGCAGCGGCAGCGTGCATCCCGAACCAGTGCGTGACGGTCGTGATCGTTTCGATGATCGCAGCGTGTTGCCACGTGATCGCCTGCGGAGCAGTAGTCGAGTGGCTGAACGTGAACATAGCCGCTTGGCTAAGTTGCAGGTACATCCCGTCGCCACTGACCCCAGTGGTGGTAATACGAATCTTGCCGTTGGCAAGCGTCGAAGCCAAGATCGTCGAGCTTGTTACGGCAGCGTTCGCACCGCCAACAGTCCAGTTGCAATCACCGACCGTGGCAGAGAAGTTGTTGCGCCCGCACTCCGCAAAGTCGTTGAAATACTCCAACGGCTCCGTCATGCGAGGAGGGAAATAGGCCAAGCCAGGACCGAGTGACGGTTGGCCAAGCGCAGAAATGACAGACATAGATCACATTCCTTTCAGCTCGTGTAGACGCTGGTTGCCGTGTAGACATGGGAGGGGAACTCGCCCGACAACGTGCCGGGAGAAATGATGCCGTGCAACCAACGCGCCTCATCAACCACGTTCAGGTAGGTGTCCACCCAAATCGTGTTGCTGAACGGCTGGAAGTCGTACTGACGCGGTTCCGTCTTCTTGAAGTGACGGTCCATATGGAACACAACATGCTTCGCAGACAGGTTGTACAAGTGATAACGCGGGCCCTTGCCCTGACCGGCGAACTGGTCGGTGTTCGTCGGCGTACCACTCGTGTAGTCCGACAGGTACAAGGACGCCGTGTCCAACGCCGGGATGTAGAACAACTCAAGGTTGCCATACGTACCCGCACCACGCGGACCACCGACAGACGGGTCAGGATTTCCAGGACTCGTCCAACGGTCGCCCTGCTGGCGAATCAGGTCGTAGTAGGCCGTCATGCCACGACGCGACGTAAATGCCACCAGCTGCGGCCACTGATCCTCTTCCCACTGGTTGACCGAAAGGCCAGCCGGCATGGACGGAGGAGAGTAGTTCAACTGTTGGTACAAGTCGTCAAACGCATTCACCACGTTCCGAGCACCGCTCGCCGGCTTCGCCGCCGAGCTGTCGTAGGTCGCCATGCGATTGCGCCAGCGAGTCTTGCCCGCGTCCGTGCTGTTGATCCCCTGGACGGTCGTGAAAGCAGCGGCAACGGTCGAGTTGTAGAACTTGCCGTTGATACCACCAGCCGTGCCGTAGTGATCGTTCACAGTCGAACCGAAGGCCATCGGGACAGTGCCCGAAGCGCCTTCCATCGTCGTCGGGTCAGGCGTCGCCCAACAGAACGACTCCACGCCTTCCGCACAGTCGGTCGTGAGACCAGCAAAAATGTTCGTGGCCAGCTTCGTGAACTGAATCTGGCGATACTCGTCGGAGTACATCGAACCGCCATTGAGCACGACTTCCTTGTCGTCCCAAGACGCCTCGGCGTACGCCTGACACCAGGGCAAAGTGCCCGTCGTCAAGGTCTGAACACGCTGCGCGCTCAACGGCGTGTTGTCGCCGTAAACCTGCATCGAGTTCTTGTTCTTGAGACGAACCGTGAACTGGATCTGTTGGCCGCCACCGATGGATTTCGACATCGGCTTGCCACGGGATGTGATTGCCCACGCATATCGCTGACGAATAGCAGCGTTCCGAACGTGGATGGGATCACTGACGCTGACGTTGGAAACCGCCTGCATCAGGTCTTCGAAAGTTACGAGAGCCATGTTTCTCCAGGATTATTTGTTGAGCAGCATCGCGTTCACATCCTTTGCCGAATGGCCAGCAGCGAGAAGGTTGTAGGCTTCCTTGATCGGATCTCCCGACATCTGGACACCTGCATTCCCCTTCTGCTTGCCCGTCGCCGGCTGAGATGCGGACAGTGCCGCATTTGTCTTCGTCTTCTGAGATCGCATCCGAGCCTCGATCGAGCCGCGACACACACGCATAACCGCGTCCAACGCACACGACCGTACCGACTCCATGTAGTCCGATCCGTCGTAGTCGTCGTGCTCGTCAAGCGCATCCATCTCGGCAGAGACCTGAGCCCGAACGCTCTTGTCCGCCAACTCAGGGAACTCCCCTGCGATGGCTCCCAAAACCGTGCTCTTCGCCATCGACCACATTCGAGAACTCGCCATGTCGGCCACTTCTTGAGTGGCATTCAACTCGGCGGTCCAACGGTCGCGTTGCGACGAAAACGCACGCTCAAGGGTCTTTTTGTCGTCGCCTTCCAGCCCAAGCGATGACGCCAAATCCTGGAGGTCTTCCGCCTTGGGTGCTCCGGTCGAAACCGGTTCCTTGGGGTTCTCCTTGCTGGTTAGTTTCTTGTCGTAGACCGCCTGATTCTCCGCCAACTCCAGACCCCAACGGATCCGGTCGGCGTAATCGGTCTTGTCCAAGACTGACTGCGGAACCTTTGCGCGCCGAAGCGCCTGCAAAGCCTTGACCTCGCTCGCCGCGACTTCCTTCTCGGCCTTCGTGGGCGGCTTCGCAACAGCGTCAGCCACAACCGGAGAAGCCGGAGGCTTGGGAACGAACTTGCCCCCCTCGTCGCGCATCTGCGTCGCCGTCGCCTGAATCGCATCTTCCAACGAGCGACGGTCCGGCTTGTACGTGCCCGTCTCGTACGCCTGACGCGCGATCGGTGCGTTATAGGTCTCTGCGTTCGTATCCGTCACCAAGCTGGAAGGGGCGGGCGCGGTCGTTGCGGTAGTCGAACTCGTATTTTCCATGACTTGCCTTTGTGATGTGATCAACCTCAGAACGCGATGCGATAATCGGCTTGCCCTTCTCGGGCCCCGACTTCACAAACGCGCCCTTGTGAAACTTGCAGTTGCGCGGCAACGAGCTGCTGATGTGCGGCTCAAAACCCATGTGCGAATCACGCTTGCGACGCGGCGTATACACGGGAGCCGAACCGCGCAGTACCTGACGACCGTTGCCGAGATCAATCCATTCCATTACGCACTCCTCAGCTTCACGGCCTTGTTCTCCGGCTTCTTCGCCTTCGCCTCAGAACGTGATCCAACCGACGCATTCGGACGCGGGGTCGCAGGTGTAGGAGCAGGCATAGAGCGCGGCGCGGCCTGCTCCTGAACATGCTCTTGTTGCTTCTGGAACTCCACCGCAGCATCCATGTCAAACACGCCAGAGACTTCGCTAATACCGAACTCATCTCCCGCGCGGTCAAAGAACGCTTGCAAGCCCGGCGCATAGCTCGCCATCGCAGGAACGATCGGAGCCACCGCAATGATGAACTCCGTGGCCTGCTGGAACTTCGCCAAGCTCACGGGATCACGCTTCACACGCTCAATCGTGATCTCCAGGTCCTCGAACATCCGGTGCTCGACATCGGGCGACTGCTCGACATCGCTACGCATCTGCGTCGCGTCCTCGGGGCCAACCATGCCGACGCGCTGAGCACGATCCACCGCCCGATACCCAGCGTCGCGCGTCTGACCGCCAACAATCAGGTTGCCATCTCGCTGGCTCACCGTCCGCTCGTCCTGATCGGCAAACCACGCCACACGTATCAGCACGCCACGAGCAATACGCTGCCCGCCACGGTCAAAGAACTCAGTCGTTGCCGCGAGTTGCTGGGCCGCGAGGTTGTTCTCCGTTGCCGTGCCAGCGCCAGTTACCTCGCCATAAGCAAGGTCGGGCAAGTTCAGACCACGCGCCGTCTGGGCACGCAGCTCCATCTCACGCGCACGCGCCTCGTTCGAGATGTTCCCAATCTCGATCGAGTGCACTTGATCCTCACGAACACCAGCTATTGCCAGGAAGTCGCCATGCTCCGCGTTCTGCAAACGCATCTCGTGTGCAGGCTCCGCAGAATCCAGAACCGTAACCGTCTTCGCGTTGCGACCCAGCTTGTTGTTGGCTCGTACCTGAGCGTTCAACTCCTCAATCTGCCCGTTGTTCGCCTGCAACGGTGAGAGTGTTCGCACCTGATCAGGAACAAGCAGAAAACCCTCGTACACATACGGCCCAATACGCGGGCCAAAGTACGGCATCGGACGACGGATGAACTGCGGGATACCGTCCTCGGACTGAGAGGTCAGCGTGAATATCGTGCCGTTGCACTTGTCACGGTCTACCGATTCCCAAGCCGGATCATCGGCCGGAAGCTCGTAACCAGGAACCCACATGCACACATACGCGACCTCTTTACGCTCACTCGTGAAGTCGCTTGAGCTTCGGAACGCTGGGCGATCCGACAAACGCCGGATGATCCCCATGTCCCACGTATCGTCAGCCTCCGCCATCGCCAGAAGATCACTCTTGAGGTCGATGCAGATGTGGTACGCATACCGAGCGTTGTCGGGGTACTTCGTCGCATACGGATCACAGCCCCACAACCCAATCGGGAACCGCTCACCCGTCGGCGTCATCGGTGGATCGTCGTGCTGCTCGTATCCCCTGCGGGCCTTCTGCTTCACCAGCGCAACTGCGTCACCAAAGCACATATCCACGATGCAACGCTCGTTCTCGCGCTCAAACCCAGTGTCCTGGATCCACTGCTTGCAATACTCCTCGAGCCCCTTCACGCGCTCGTCCTGGTCGCGCTTCTCACTCGTGAAGTGCGGGACCATGACGCCAGATGTCAAACGCGCCGTCATGTGCAGCACGAATGCGTAGTGGAAGTTCTCGGAGTTCTGCTGCCCCTCTGAGCCCGAGTATGCCGGGGTCACGTAACGCGCAATCATCTTCGCACGGATCGCTTGGACCTTGTTCCAGTGCGACCGAGCCGCATCAAACTCGCGGTACAACCCGCGCGGTGTGACGTCGATGCTCATGCCGTGCGCTTCCTTTGTTGCCAAGGCTTCAGACCAAAGACGGCGGCGGCGGTGCCCGCAACAGGCTTTGCCATCTCCGGCGCAATCTGAACCGCACGCGACGCCGCGTAGCTGCACGCATACAGCGTCATGTCGAATCCGTGGTCCGGTGTGCTCCCGTCGATCACACTCGCGCGCTTGACCGCATCCTGGCCGTACACGTAGTCCTCATACCGGAGCCTCGGGATCTCCATCGGAGTCGACCACGGACGTTTGAGGGCGATCAGACGCTCATCCGAGAAGCGCGGCGCATTCGCCATGAAGAACAATTCGCGGCGATGCAGACGGGCACGCATGATCTCGATGCGCGCGTCCTTGCCCTTCGTGCCCGCGAGTCCAAGCGTCTTGTCCGCGATGCGCGCAAACGGCGTCGCGCGCTCGTTCATAAACGCGCGGTTCAGAGCCTCGATCAGAGCCTTGTCATGATCGCTCACCATGAGCCCGATGCCGAACTCGCGCTTCAGCGCCATGATGTGCGACACCCAGTCCTGGTGCGTCCAGTGCGACCGATATATCTCGGCCAGCTCGAACATCCGACCAAGGCGATCAACACCCCACACGCCGAACACGCCGGAGTCCTCGTACCCACAATCCATCGCGCCGAACGTCCAGCGGATCTCGACGGGCGCGGTCCATCCTTCGACGGTTAGGAGCTTGGTCGCGTGGTCATACGTTCCGTTGAGGACATGAACGCCCTTCTGGAACTCGGGCAGAACTGCGCCGGTCGCGTTGGTCCACAATCCTTTGAGCAACCGCATCCGATTCGGGCCCGTGAGGCCCTGAGACAGATTGCCGATGTACTCGATCCCGTCCTGAGTCCATCGACGTTTGAAGTGGTCGTACCAGCGCGGGTTGTCCTTCAAGAACGTGCGAATCCGCATCATGCGACCGGCAGATGCGCGCTCGTTCAACCAGTGGTATTCCTCACGCGGATTACACTCGGCCATCAAGAATCGAAACTGGCCGTGGTGAACGAGTGGCGCGCGCATGGCGCGATGCAGCGTCTCCCATTTCTCCTCCGAGCGCAGTTCCGTGGCTTCGTTGAACAGCCCGCCGTGGTACTGCCCGCTAAACAGCTTGGAATCACGATCGAATCCGCGCACGATGTACTGCGACCCATTCGGAAGCGTGTACGTGTCGCGGTCTTTGCGCTGAGGACCACCACGCACGCTCGGGTGATCGGGGCCGAGAACAAACTCTTCCCACTCGACCAGCACGGTCTCCGACATATCCGCGCGGATGTCGCGCACGATCACGATCTTCGAGCCGGGGAACTTGAGCCCGTACTTGTAGATGAACTCTAAATCGGTGCGTGTCTTTCCAGTTCCGGCCGCGCCCTCAATCAACGCTTCGCGCGGCGACTTGCGTTCGCCGTCGAGCCAGCCGAACACTTCGTGTGCGTGCTCTGAGAAAAACTCAGTCGGGCGCGCGACCATCAGTCGACGCCTTCCGGCAGCTCTTCGGGGTTGTCGCCCTCGATCGGCTTGCGAAGGATCACCACGCCCGCGTTCACATTGCCAGTGTGGTGCGTGCTCTCCTGCGGCTTGCCCTCCGCCTGGTCAATCACGGTGGCGATGGAGCGAATGGTGTCGGCGTCGCCGTTCTCGATCGCCTCGGCCATCTTGTCCGCGAGGTGGCGGGCGAGCGTTCCGACCTGCTCACCATCATCGGATTCGGTGTCGGTTTCCCAGCCCTTACGCAGTTTGCGCTTCCACGCGACACGGACAGAGTGCGAGCCCTTTGGTTTACCGCTCGGATTGATCGACGGCTCGCCCGGCTGTTGGCGTGAATGAAGCGGCGGGACTACGCCACCCTTGCCAGCTTCGGGGTGGCTAGGGTCGATGATGACCTTCGCCGGAATACCCGGCGATTCAGCATCACCCATTCCGCCCCCCGATCACGCGTAGCTCCGTGCGAGCAAGTCGCGGTACTCCAGCGATAGGTACTTCGCCCGAAGGATGCGTGGATCGCGCACCACTGTCGGTGGAGTACGGCGATCAAGCCACGTCTTTGGCCCACATGACTGCGGGCTGTCCACAAATACGGGATCGAAGGAAAGGCGATTCAGAAGCCGAGACTCGCGCCAAACCCGCGACGCCTCAGACTCTCCGCACAATGCAAATCGCAGCGAAATATCACCCCGCCGACCCTTGCGATGAATATTGAAGTCGTCGCGTGAATGCGTCTGCATTCGGTGGCGCACAGAGGGGCTCTGCCAGATGTAGACGAGCCGGTTGTCGAGGAAGATCGCGTCGACGTCCGGAGCGTCGGGCAGGTCACCCCAGAACGACGAGGAGCATCGTTGCCAGCGTTTCACAGCCGTACCCATACCACAAGATGCAGTGGGTTCAAGCCCTTTCTAATCCAGCACACACACTACCGACAGGTATCTGGGGCTTCCTAGCGCCGTTCGCCTTCTGTTAGGCCCTGCATCTTGTGGCAAAGAATCGCCCGATCTTCCTAGTAGGTTTAGAAATCGCCCGACAGAATGGGAGGCGTGCCCGATGGTGGGCACCTGAACGGAGAGCAAACATGCTGACAACCGACCTGCGAATCCGAATCACCGTGGCCGACCACGACGGGTCCAACGCCGAATCCGATGAGACCACGATCGCCGCGTGGCTCGACATGAACGATCCCGAGAACGAGGATGTGCGCGACGCTTGCATCCGACTCATGGCGGGCGAGCAATCCGCCGTTCTCACCGATCAAGCGTCGGTCTACACCATCGAGGCGATCCAATGACCGCGCCCGACGGGGGATCGGCGATCACCATCACCAAGGGCCGCATTCGTGTGACCCTGTTCTCGGAAGGCGGAACAGGCGTCGAGCAATTCGTGCGCGGCATCGGCTGGGTCATTGCCGACGATGTGCCTTGCGATGCGATTCTAGAGTGCACGAAGGCGCGAATCGAAACGCGGCTGGCCGCCGCCATCGGGCGCGCTGGGGGTGGGGCATGAAACGACGCGACATCATCGAAGTCGCCATCTGGGGCATCGCGCTGGCGGTGTGCTTTGCATGCGCCACCTAACCCACGAATCCGCCGCCTTCGCCGCGATCGTGCGCTCTGTGCACGCGCGCGGTGGCACCATGTCTGACGTAGCTAGAGAGGCGGGGTGCACGGTCCGCACGGCCAGGTCACGGGCGGCGTGGATCAGGAAGCGCGAGGCGTTGCCAGTGTTTAGGGCGGGGAGGCCGAGGAAGGCGACCGTCACGGATCCGTAGCGGGGATTTGGGATAGGTCATCCCGTGGTTGGTAGGGGGCATCCGGCGGGGTGCCCCTCGCCGTTGTGTGGGACTTGTGGGCCTGCTGGGCTCGGTGCCCTCGGCGAGATAATGGGGCGGTCATGTTGTATGCCTTGCCCAGGAAGGCCCCTAGGAGCCTCTAGGATCGACGCGGACGGAAGATGACCCGGAAGCCATGTTCCACCACGCGCGCATCAGGAACGAGCGCGGGGGCCGCTCGCAACGGCCCCCGCTACCCAGGTTCCCACACCCAACCGTCTAGAGATCCTTGTCGATCATGTCCTGAGCGGCCTCGACCATCAGGCCCTCGACAATCGCCCATCCGAGCGCGCCGATACCCGACTCGGTGATGTCCAGGCACCACATGACGCCTGACCCCTTCGCGCGCCAGTCGTCGACGCCGGGATCGTACACGGTCACGGTAGCGTGAGTGCACCCGACCGCGCCGCCGTCATCGACACTCACGCTGCCGGTGAGCACGATCGGTCCGAACTGGCGCGCATGTGCGGCTCGGATGATCTCCCATGTGGACAATGGCGATGCGTAGATCGCCGCCGCAAATGCGCTGACGCACGTTGGCATTGGCACCCCGGCAGCCACGAGGCTCATGCTGTCCTCGACCTCGACCGAAACGTCAACCTCATCGGGCCCGACGTACTCGACCTCGGCGGGGCACGATTGCGTTGCGGGATGGTGCACCCAGTATTGCGCGTGATCCTCGGGGGAGTAGTTCAGGTCAGCCACGGAAAGCCTCCCGCACTTGGAGATCCACGATCCCCGACGCTTCGCGTTCCTCGTCGGGGCTCTTGCGCGTCTGGATGTCGATCTCGCGGTCCAATCCGTCGGCGTAGGTTTCGCACATCACCGCGAGGCGCGAGAATCGCGAGTAGTCAAGTGCGGCACCAATCGCGCGCAGCTCGGATGTCAGGAACTTCAGTCTGTCGAGTTCTTCGGGCATGGCAAATCCTTTCGGGTAGCACCATCGCTACGGGCGCGATGCTACAGCATCAAGAGTAGGTGTCAACGAAAAACGGATGAGCGCCAAACACGGATAGGACGGCGGTGTGCCACTACGCTCTTCGTAGGTTGGTACTCGTTCGTCGGCTCGATCCACCCCGAACGAGCACATGTCCTCATGGCCGCACCCATCGCACGAGGCTCGCGTGGCTCGGCAATGGCATGAGACTCCATCGCTTTCCATACGTCGTCCGTGGTGAATGTTGCGCGCGTCTTGGCGAGATTGGAGATTTCACCCAAGCACTCCAAGACCCACACGCGATGCGCGCGCTCGACATCATTGATTGACTTGTCACGCGATTCACGCGATCGACATGCATCGAAGTCACGCGGCATTGTCGGTGCCTTCCATCTTCTTGATGTTCGCCTTGCGCGTCTGCCCGCTCTTGTATCCCTTGCGCTGTTGAGCGTTCAGGTAAGTCGCGTAGACGTTGCCGACCCAATCAGCGGTAGCGGGGTTCAGGCGCTTGACCTTTTCGCCGTGGAAGTGGTGTTGAGTCGCGCGAACTGTCTTCCAGTACTGGTCGAACTGGTTTCGCACAGCCGAGTTTCGCAGCAGTTCACGCAAAACGAGCGCGGGGGAACCCGCTTCGAGATCCTCTCCTGAGCAGACCTCTTGCAGGAACTCGCGTCCCTTGATCGGGTGAACGTGGATGTACGTTGCGATTGCCGCGCCAACGGTTCCGCGCGTCACATTGGTAACGTGCTTTCGGAATCCATCGGCAACAGCCGCGAATGCATGTGGCATCCCCGCGAAAGCGTGCTCAACCATGTCACTAGTCGGAAGTCGCCCCTTGGTCCCCGTGGCGAACACGTATGAGCGCGCAACCGTGCATGCGATTTTGTTTCCGTTCGAGTCTTCGATGAGCCGCAGACGATCGTAGAACGTGCGCGTGCGCCCAGAGTCAAGCACCTTGAACGTGTCGGGGTCGAGCCCGGTTGTCACCATCATGTCGACGGCCTTGTTCGCCTTGATGATGGCGAGGAGCCGGTGCTGTCCGTCGATCAGGTTTCCATTCGTGTCGAACGCGATGCCCTGGTGAGTGACCTTCCACTCGCCGCGCTCGATCATGCCGGCGAGCTGGTCGATGTTGCCGGGCCTGATCGATCGGTTGTCCTCGATGTTCTTGCCCATGAACTCGCGAGCTTTGTCGGGCGTGATGCGAAGGATGAATGACTTGATTCCCATCTGACTTGTTTCCTCTGAAAAGTGGTTTTGATCGGCGGAGTGCCACCGCTGGAAAGGCTAGGCGATGCTACCGCATCGTGTCAAGCACAAGATTCTGGATACCCCGACAAGTCACGGTCCACCTCCGAGCAGATGTTGTTTGCCTTCGAGAGCATCGCGCACGGTGCGTTCGATTGCGCGTACATCGTTCGCGCCATCGATCCGCGTTTGACGTTCAACGACGCTTTGGTACGCGCCGCGATGCTGAGCGCGAAGCGTGTTGAGATCATCCGCGTTCCAATTCGGATCGGTCCACCCGACATAATCCGCTGCGCGGCGCGACGCCTCGCTCGACCATGTAATTTTCGCGCGGCGGTGCGCGATGACATCCGCGCGTTGCTCGTACACGAGGCTCATCTCGATTGCGCGGTTGCGCCGCATCTCGTCCCACGCCGCGTCGTGCCCGAGCGGATCGTCGCGGTCCACGAAAGCGAGCGCGCATTTGCGCCACGCGGCGACGGTGTACGGGTATTCCGAGTCCTGCCCGAGTTTCATCGCACCGTGCACGAGGGCTTCGTCGTGGATGTCCGAGAGCAGGGATGCCCACACGGACGCTTGTGCGTGGGTGAGGTCGAAACCGGGGCGCGCGCCTTGCAGGATTCGGAACCCGCTGATGAAGCTCATGCGGCACCCCCGTTTCGATGTGCGTCGAGCATCTGCCCGAGGGTTGGCGCTCCCGTTGGGTTTGTGGGGGCCCTGCGCGGTTTGTGCTTGTCGGGGAAGACTCCCCGGTACTCGGACCGCGTGCTCTCGCGGAACGCGGCAGCGAGCGCCACGGGGCCGTGTGGGGCAGCGTCTCGGAGATTGGCGCGCAGGGTGTCGGGTCGCCACTCCCCGAACCGTTTGTGCTTCCGCATCGCCACGAGGTCGCGGTAGGCGGCGTGGCAGTCTGGGGTGTCCAAGGTTGGAAACTCCGCGAAGACTTTGGACCACGCCTCGATTTCGACGCGAGCGCCGGAGGCGCGCTCCACATCTAGCACGGGCTTCGGGCTTTGGGCTTTGGGCTTCGGGTACGGGCGTTGGGCTTCGGGTACGGGCGCGGACGGTTTGGGATCCCATTCTGTTCCCGCATGGGATCCAGAATCGGCCTTCCAGCGGGCTAGATTGCCCTTTTTTGAGAGTGCTTGTAAACGCTCCCTATTGGTGGTCTGAAACCGGCGCTCTCGTTCTTGTCGACCGTTGACGAAAAGCCCGTTTACCGGACCCCCCCAACACGGTCCGACAGCACGCCATGCTTTCTCGAATCTTGGGAGGCTCAAACGCACCCTCCGCGCGAGTTCTGCGTGGTCGGTTGGGATGCCGCCGTCGATCCATGCTTGGAACAGAAGAAGGCAGTAGACGCCGACCTCCTGAGTGGTCATCGCCATGACCTTCGGATCCGACAGAAAGTCGGTCGGATAGAGTTGGAATGCAGGTGATTTCGGGTTCCGTCCGTTGCGCGCCAAGTGTCCTCACAGTCTCCCGACTTGTGAAGGCGCGCACCCCGCGCTACCCTGCTCGCAAGTCGTTCTCACAGACGAAACCTACCTACCTCTGGGTAGGGGATCAAGAGCCCGCCGGACCCATCCCGGTGGGCTCTTTCTGTTTACGAAATCGCCCCGCGTGGATGTCCGCGAGGCGATGCTGTTGCGTCAGAACGGCTCAGTGTTGTAGAAGTCGTCACGCGCCTTGTACCCAGGCGGCACGAATCCGTCCGGCCAGAGCCCGCACCACGGCGAGGTTGCCTTGATGTCGATCTTGAGATCGGTGGCGGAGTGCTCGACCCCATCCCTGGACCATGTTCGTGTTGCAGCATCGCACGCCGCGTACACTCGTCGGTCAATGAACTCGTGCGGTTCGATCCCGCTTCCGCGCTCGAATCCGAGGGCCAGGAGCTTGTCGAGCCCCATCTGTCGAGCCTTGCCCTCGATCATGATCCAATCTTTGACGGGCCAATCTGGCTCGTCGATGTTCTTGAAAGTGATCTCGAACATCTGATCGCCGTTCTTGGATCGCTTGAGGACGGCATCTTTGACGGCGAGCCTGTAGATGCCGGATTCCGGCCTGTTTTTGCGTTTTTCCGACCAGTCGATGTCAACCACTAGATGCTCCCCACTTGCTTGTTCAGCAGTTCTTGTCCCTTGGAATCGAAGATTTGACGGAGAGCTTCGATGTGGCTCGCGACCATCTTGCGTTTGAGTTTCTTGGCTTCTTCGGTGATGAGCCCGAGTGCACGCGGATCAGCGGCGGCTTGGGCTTTTGCGGCGAGGTCGGACATGATGGATGCAGAAGTCGCTTCTTTGTCGCGGTTCTTGTCGGACTCGTCGAGCATGTCGCCGTCGTTCATGGCGCGGTCCTCGTCG